CAAATCATTTGTTTCACTTTCAGCACTAAACTTTAAAGTTCCTGTGCCTTTAATCTGATAATAACATTCAATCAAATTTATTTTTGATTCGTTATTACCACTCGTTAATTTTTCAGCGTCAACCACGATTTGATCTTCTTCGTTACCGATACCCTTCGATTGCACTATGTACTTCGAAGTGGTATCAACAACCTTAGTGTTCGTAATTGTCATAGAAAATCCTATGCAGTAAATGCTTCGTCTTTTCTTAACTCGATAATTACACTACCAGAAGTTCCAAAAGCACTTAACTCTAGGTCTCCTGAAGTTGCACCAGTATTTGTTGCGTTGTTTTCAATTTTACCAGCTGTGCCATCATAGTGTCCTGTTCCAGCAAGTTGAATTGCTACAGTATCAGATGACGCACCTTTAAATTGTATCTGTACATGACCTGTATTGTCATCAGCAGTACCTTGCACTAACTGCCACCATATTCTAGTGATATCTAGTTTTGCACCATTAGCGTGACCTGCTAAACCACTTGCGTCAAGTATGTTTGAGTTAGCAGTAGTGTTATCATCCATATTTACCAGAACAGTAACTTTACCACCTTGAGCACCGCCACCAGATGATAACGCTGTATCTTTAAGTGTTCTTGTACTAATTGCCATTTTGTTTTCCTTACTTTATTGTTTCGTTATCAAAATAATCTTCTATATCAGATACTTTGACCCCTTGTTTTCTTGCCACCTGATTAATAATACCTTCAATCTTACCTAAAAGAGGATCAGGTGCTTTATCAATCATGCTGTAAACATCTCGAACTGCTGATTTTAACTTCGGAGATAATTTCTTAAACTCTTTAGTTCCTTCAGGTCCAATATACCTGCGTTCATTTACTTCAGTTTTAAACTTCTGAAACGTCAGGCTGTTCATTTGATTCCTCATCATTATCTATTTCAATAGATTGTTCAGGAGAATCCTGTTCAACAGGTTCTTCATCTTGAGGTTTATCACTCAACTGAGCATTTTGTTCTAAATCCTCTGTTTCATGAGCTGCGTTCAACCAATCATTTGCAACAGTCATTCTTTTATCATCTAAAGCACTACCTATCTTATCAGATAAAGCACTTTTAAATGCGTCTTGAGCGGCAACATTATCACCGTTTGCAAGTGAATCAACCATTGTTTTTACATTATCATTTGACATAATTAATTATCTCCTATATTTATATCGGTATCCTCGTTATCATCCTGCATATCTTGTCCTTCAGGAGCAGCAATAATACCTTGTTTAATCTCGTTTCGAATCTGACCATCTATCTCGATAATATCTTCATCACTTTGTCTTAATACATTCTTTCTAACGTATTCGACAGAAAAGTATTTACCGACATAAGGACTTACTTCATTTGCAAGATTTAATCTTTCTCTTAATATTTCTGCGTTTTTTAACTCAGAAAAATATCCATCTCTTAAATAATCATACTGTATATGTTCTTTAATACTAGACCAATCTTCAATAGTCATAATACCTTTTAGAACTAATTGTGTTTTTAATACATCATGAAATAATTGAGTGAATCTTTTTCTTAATCTTTGAACAAACTTAGTAAATTTAAGTTCGTCTCTTGTAATCTCTGCAGCTCTACCTAAATTGAAACCGTTTTCTGATTCCATTCTAGAGATAGGAACATTGAGAGATTTGTATAATTTCTTTTGAAAGTATTGTACGTCTGCAATCTCGCCAAGATTTTGACCACCTGCAAGTGTAGAAACTTCAGTACCTTTTGCACCTTCTCTACGAGGTAACCAAAAATCTTCGAGCATAGACATATGTTTTCTGTCATCTCTAATCTCACCAGTAGAAGCGTCATAGACAAGTTTATTTCTATATCTTGCCATAACATCTCTAAGGTATTGTTCTGCTTTTACTTTCGGTAAATTACCTACATCAACATAGAATATTCTTCTTTCAGGTGCTCTTACTATTCTGTAAATAACAACAGCATCCTCAATCATTCTTAATTGATTAACAGGTTTTATTGCCTTATGTAAATGACCCATAACCATATTTTTAGTCTGGTCAATAATACCAGATGTAACATAAGTTATTGAATCAGTAGATATTTTAAGACCAGCATTTGAGTTTGCTGATGACATTCCTTTTTCATTATAGACAAACCACTCTGCGGTCTTTTCTATAATCTCTATACCTTTTGCACTTTTTGTATCTCTTTTCTTTGTTACCTCACGAACTTTTTTAATCTTTCGTGGGTCGATATATCTAATTTCTGTGAGTCCTTTTCTTGGACTAGTTGGATCTATAACTTTATGAAAGTAAATACGACCATCGATATAGAATCTTTTAAATATATCATGACCTTTTTCATCAAAGTTAAGTAAACTCATAACTTCATCAAATTCGTTACGAATTTTTGTTTTGATATTCTCCGAAACTGCTAGTTTATCTAGCGATATTGAGACTGACTGATCTCTATCGTCTGAGACAATAACTTCATTGATGATATCTTCAATTGCCATATCACATTCAGGATGTTGGGCAACTTCTCTATATCTTTTAATTAAGTCAACATCATTCTTGGCAGTAACCTCCATATCGAGGTATTGACCAAAGTAGCCGCCTGCTGATATGGTGGTTGTGCCATCATCAGGAGAAGGCACCGTGAAGGCTTGTTTTGCTTCAGCGGGCTTCTCCCTTTCATCTGATTGTCTCGTTATTTGGAAGCCAAGTAATTGTACCATATTATATTTTCCTTATAACTTATTATTATTATGTAGTAGTATCTGTTTCAAAATACTGATATGTAAATGAACAGCTGAACTCCTCAATGGTATTATTAGTACCATAGTTTAGAGCAATATCATCTAGAGCAGTTGGGAATGCACCTCTTAAAGTATAAGATTTAAGTGTGCTTCCATTTCTATCTAAATGATCTACGAATATATCAACTTGATAATCTGAAGGATTAGTTAACCCCTCGTTATCAGTCATATTATTCATCCCGTTCATCCATCTTTCTAGACCTCTGTAAATTAAGAAGTCTGTATCATTTAATACAGTAATAGACCATGGATTAAATGTTCTATCGCCGACTAAGTTTAGTATTCTGCCTCTGAAGTTTACAGGAACAGTACCAAGATTTTGTCCAGGTATTGATGTAGCATTACATAAGAATGCTAATGTTGCTGTTTCTCCACCAACTGCTGAGTATCCAGGAAAAGGTAAAGTTACCTTAAACTGATTAGCTCTTGCGCCACCGCCTTTTAGTCGGGCTTTAAAGTCATTTATATTTGCCATTGTTTATCCCTCCTATGCGCCTGCTACTTCAGAAAAGGCAACACCTGTTCTTGTAGCAATAAAGTTAAGTTGAATGAAGTTAATAGAACGAGCAGGTTTAACAAAAATGTCAGCCCTAAATTCGTTTCTATCTATAACATCTCCAGTATTATTTGAATCATCACAAACAACACTAAAGTCTGTAATACCTCTTCTGCCTTGTACATCTCTTAGGAATGGTTCTACAAGATTTCTAAATTGAGCTCTTGTAAATTCATCATTAAACTCAAAGAGTTGGAACTTAGCAGCTGTTGATATTGCTTTTTCTAGAGTAATGAATAATCTTCTTACATTAATTCTATCGAAAGCACTTGGTTTAGATTGAGCAGTTTTATCACCAAACAATACAGTTCCTTGACCAGGAAATGCTGTTACAGGATTAACTCTTGACTTATACAATTCATCTCTTTGTGTTTGATTTGGATTGAAAGCAAGTTTAACTGCACCTCTAATCTGACCTCTGTTAAATCCAGCAGGTGAGAAGAAAGGATCAGCGATATTATCTGTTCTTGCACAAAGTCCAGCGATGTCACCGTTTAATGGTACAAATCTAAATACATCATTATACTTATCATACATATATTTGTATCCACTATCGATAACAGCATAACTTGTTGATGGTAAACCATCAGCAAATGCTACGACATTTTGTGTTTGTGTTACTGCGTTTGCAACACCTACAACATCTGCTCTCGCAGGTGAAATAAATGCAACACAATCTTTTCTTGCAGTTGCGATATCCATAACAGCAGTTGCTTTTGTGTCGCCAGTAGCGTCAGCACTTGTCTGTGAAGGACCACAAATGAGTAAAGATAAGTCAACATTTTCTACATCATTAAATTTCTCATATGCAGTTGCAATCTCAGCATTAGTAGCAACAAAATCGTCTGTTCCACCACTAAGTGAAGTGTTAGATACATTAAACGCATTTGTTAACTCATTATCAAAAGTTGTTCCTGTTTTACTAAGACCATCTGATAAAGTGCTGATGTGATCTATCCAATAGATAAACTTACTAGTTCTGTAAAGCACATCTGGATAATAGTTTGAATTGCCTGAAGCGTCTTTAGCGTCATGTGCCTGTGATACTCCAGCAAAAGTTTCTAAGATTGATCCTGCAGTTCCTGTGATAGCACCATCTTCGTCAATAACAGCGATGTGCATTTCGTCTAGTGAACCGCCTGCAGCTGATACATCATCAGTTGTTGTTGGTGGTCCGTCAAAGTTGAAATAGTATTCCCAATGTCTTAGGATTTTTGCGTTATCAACGACAGCGTGTCTTAATCCACCTGATTCTGTTTGACCAGTTGCAGTATTGAATCTTGCGATTGTTAATAAGTTTGTGCTAATTGCAGTTATCTTGTAATAATGTCCTGAAGGTGCACCATCAGTTGAAGGCACATTACTTGCGTCTCCAAATTCTAGTATGTCGCCAACTTGCATTAAACTACCATCGTCAACAGATATTGATGTATCTCCGATAGCAGCAGTCCCGTCATTAACTAGAT